AACTTGAAACCTGAAACTTGAAACCTGAAACTTGAAACCTGAAACTTGAAACCTGAAACTTGAAACCTGAAACTTGAAACCTGAAACTAAAAAAACTTGAAACTAAAAAATTGTATAAGGAAATCCTAGATAAGCAAAAGCGTTTTGCAGTTGCTCACGTTCGTATTTGGTCTGTTCGATATAAAATTGTTTCATCTGTTTATATGTATCGGCGTTCGTTCCGAACAATGCTCCGTTGCCAGCTAAAATCAGCGGTTCGGGAATATTATTAAACGCTCCGAGTATGTTTGATTTTATCGCCTCACGGGTTTTTTCTATCAATTTGTCGTCAAACTGCGGACGTAATTGTGTTGCCCGAAAAACCTTGTCCAAATCGTCCGAAACTTCCGAGCTTACAACGTATGCACTTCCTGAGTTTTCTGCTCCTAAGAAGTCCGAAACATCGCTTTTGATTTTCTGATTATCCTCGTCCTCAAGTCCTGCCACCTGAACGATTATTTTTCCTAAAAATCCGTTTCTGAATTGAGCGTTTACGTACAAACCGAAGCGAAACTCACTATCGGCATCATTAAAAACAGAGTCCACAAACGGCAAAGAATAAACGTATTCGGGCGTTAAATTCAAATAGTAAACCTGTCCGCGATAATGTTTTATAGCATCTGTAATTTCGGTGTTTTTGTCCGTGCAATCAGCTTTTATTTGTGCTAAAACCACGTCTTTGTTCGGGTTGAAAGGATAATACCAGAGTTCGTCTTTTTTGTTGGTTATAAGTTGATTTTCGTAGTCGTTATAATATATTTTACCTGGGTTTTCCTCTGTATCTTCTTTGGAAATTCGGCATTTGCAGTAGTCCAAAACGTCGAGCGAAACAGGTTTAAGCTCGGCTGTTTCGGTGTCAAATCCGTATTCTATATGGAAAAAAACGCCGTTTTGATAAGCGATAGAACGTGCTGCCAGAGCCACGATTTTGGATAATTTGTCGCCACGTTTTCGGTTGATAACAACATCATCGCCAGCGATAGTTCCAGCTATATAATTGCTCATCATTTTTGCACAACGAAAAGCCGTTGGCGAATTGTTAATAACACGCTCTACCTCGCTTGGATAAAGGTTGTTTTCGCCGTTTAGGTAAATGTTGTTTTGGTTTGGTATTGCCTTTATCTTGCGTTTCCAGAGTTCGACTAAAGTAGCACGGATTTTCATTTAATTAAGAATTAATTGAAAACAAAAGTCCTACTTTTGTTTTATGTTTGTTTGTCAAAGTTTTGGAAAATTGTAATCAATTGAGAATTAAATTTTTGGAGATTTGGTGGTTGGTGGAAAAATTACTATCTTTGCAGTGTCAAATTATTAAAAACAAAAAAATGAAATACAGCGAATTTATTCGACTAACCAAACGAGCAGGCTGGACTTTAGTAAGTAAAAAAGGAAGCCACGAGAAATACGAAAAAAACGGCGTTAAAGTGATAATACCAAATCACGGAGCAAAAGAATTAAATAAAGGTTTAGAAAAATCATTACGTAAACAAATGGGACTTTAAAAAGTCCTTTAAAATAATAAAAAAATGAAAACAATAACAATGATTATCGGAGCAAGTAAAAATCATTTCGGAGCGTATCCCGAAGAAGATGGTATCGGAATTTATGGAGCTGGCGATACTATCAAAGAGTGTAAACAAAGCGTTTTAGATTGTATCGAATTTATCAAAGAAGACCCTGATTTTAAGACTTCTGAAATTTTAAAAGGACAATACGAAATTGTTTATAAATACGATATGGAGAGTTTTTTACAACATTACAAAGGCATACTTACTAATTCTGCTTTAGAACGCCTTACAGGTATCAATCAAAAACAAATACAAAATTATTCATCAGGACATCGTAAACCAACTAAAAAAACAACACAAAAAATCGAAAACGCTTTACATAATTTAGGGCAAGAATTATTAACCCTAAAATTTGCGTAAAATATAGCTGTATGTTTTTTTTAATTTGACACTAAATAAAACAGCAATCACGCTCCGCTTAAGCAATTAAGCGGAGTTTTTGTTTGTATAAAACTTGGCGGTAGTAATTTTTTTATTACCTTTGTAGAATGAAAGTAAGAGAGGTAATAACATTTAAAAACTATTTCACGGATTTTCTTAATTCTCAATCTGAAAAAGTAAAAGCAAAAATATATAAGATAATAGAAATTATAGAAACTAATAATAATGTTCCCGTTAATTACCTAAAACACCTAATAGGTACAAAAGGAATTTACGAAGCACGTATAAAATTAGGTTCTAATATATGGCGAGTTTTTTGTTTTTTCGATAACGACAAGTTAGTAATACTAATGAATGGCTTTCAGAAAAAAACACAAAAAACACCGAAAAACGAAATAGAAAAAGCAATCCGAATAAGAGAAGAATATTATAACTATAAACAACAACAAAGATGGAAATAAAAACGTGGAGTCAAATAAAAGACGAGGTTTACGGAAAAGTAGGAACAGAAAAAAGAGATGCTTTAGATAGAGATGTAAAAGCGTTTATAACAGGGCTTGAGTTACGTCAGGCAAGAGAGCGAAAAAAACTTACACAGGCTCAACTAGGCAGTATCATAAACAAAAAACGAGAATATATTTCTAAAATCGAAAACAACGGAAGCAACATAACGCTCAAAACACTATACGAATTTGTCGAAAAAGGTTTAGGCGGAAAAGTTACTATCTCGATAGAAGTATAGAAAAAACAGAATTTTTTGTAAAACAAAAAAATAGCTATAAAGTTTGGTAAATGATATTATTTTTATTATCTTTGTGCTGTCAAAAAGATAAATATAAATGAAGTCAAGTGAATTGCATAAATTAGTTAGGAAAAACGGCTGGAAACACGTGCGTACCAACGGAAGTCACTATATTTATCAAAAAAATAGCCGAACTTATCCTGTTCCGTATCACGGCTCTAAAGAGATAAAAAAAGGAATAGAACTAGCTATAAAAAAAGATATGGATTTAAAATAATAAAAAAATGAAACATAGAAAAATAATAGTTTATATAGAATCAGGAGAAGATGTTTTTTGGGCTCATTCAAAAGATATGCCAAAATTATCAAATATTACAGGCGTAGGCGATACTATCGAAGAGTGTAAAAAGTCGGCTTATAATTGTTTGGAAATACAAAAAGAATTAGGCAATATTCCGTCAGGCGATTATGAACTTGTTTTTACTTACGACACGGAGAGTTTTTTTGCATACTACAAAAGTCTTTTTACTAATGTTTCGCTTGCACGAATTACAGGAATAAACCAACATTTAATAAGCCACTACGCATCAGGACATCGTAAACCAACTAAAAAAACAACACAAAAAATCGAAAACGCCTTACACAAACTCGGACAAGACCTCTTAAATGTTGAACTAATATAAAAGTAAATTTGTTTTAAGAAGTCTTCACTTCTTTTTCGGCGACTTTTTCGGCTTTTCTACAAATTCATTTTCCTCTTTCAATTTCTCATTTTCAATTGAATCAGGCAATTTTGAAAAAAGTTTTTTCCGCTCGGCGATTTCCTCGGCCGTGCCGTGAGTTAAAAATTCGCTTACAAACTCATCGTCCAAAGCATAATCATAACGGCGAAAAACAGTATCATCCTTGCGATACCATAGTATTTCGCACTTTTCTTGTCGTAACTTAAATGTATTTTCCATAGTTTTATTTATTTGAGAATCGAAAGTTGAAAGTTGAAAATTATTAGCGTTAAAATCCTTTACAATAGCGTTTTTGAGCCTTTGAAAATCATCGTTGAAAGTGCAACTAACACAATTGGGTTTATAACCAAAATATCGCTCGAAAGTCTGCACATAGAAAGCCAAAAGGTCGGCGTTTGCCCTAACCTTTTGACTATCATAACTAACCAAATCAATAACAATCATTCTTTGTTTCAAGTTTTTTTTGTTTCAGGTTTTTTTTGTTTCAGGTTTTTTTTGTTTCAAGTTTTTTTTGTTTCAAGTTTTTTTTGTTTCAAGTTTTTTTGTTTCAGGTTTTCTTTGTTTCAAGTTTTTTTGTTTCGGTTTTTTTTTGTTTCAAGTTAAACTTGGAACCTGAAACTTGGAACCTGAAACTTGAAACTTGGAACCTGAAACTTGAAACCTGAAACCTGAAACAAAAAAAACTGAAACAAAAAAAACTTAAAACTTTTAATTAGAAAATCCTGCGTCAAAGTCTGCTGTTCCGTCCGTTCCAGTTTGCGGTTTGTAAACCAGCGGAATATAATTCTCGGGCGTGTTCTCAGAACTAGACAAAACTATCGCCGTTCCGCCACCGCCACCTTGCACATCATACGTATAATCGACAGAGGAAAGTCCGTTTTCGATACCGTAAATTTCTATCGTGCCGTCAGTGAATTGCAAAGCAACCACAAAACGTCCTTTGTCTAAAGCCTCCAAAATACATTTTGCCTCTTCGGTAGCTCCGACAACCAACATATTCACGTTGTGTTTATACTGCACAAAACCTAAGTCGGACACGGATTTGTCGAACGTTCCGAAATAGCTACTGCCGTTTTCAGAACCCAAAAAACGAAGTCCTTTTTTGCTGGGTTTTAGCTTGAATTTCACCGAATACTTACAGGTCGGATTTGCCTGTGTCGGGTCGGTTTTCTCAATGGTATAACTCAAAATATCGTTTTTAGGTATAACCACTGCTTGCTGAAAATATCTGCGTTTCAACGGCTGGCAAACAGCATTTTGCCCTGATAATAGCGTTGAACATAAACTTAATACTGCCATTTTTAATTAAAAATTTATTTAATTCAGATAAATGTATTCGTCCAAAGTGATAGCTACGCCCAAATAAACCGAAGAGTTTATATAAACTTTGTTGGTCAATTGGTCATAAAAAATATCAAATCCATCGAGTTTGTCCATAGTGTTAGTTCCTACGTGCAAATTAGATTTGCGTGCGATTAAAATCTGAAAAGGACTTTCTGTAAGCACACGTGCTGTGCCGTCAATTTCTCTGTGAGCCTCGACTTTATAGCCGAACAAACGCAATCCGTCCACGCCGAATTTGTCCGAGCGTACAATTCCGTCCGCACTCACGCAAGTGCAATTATACTGGTTTAATCTATCTAAGCTGTTCAAATAAATAACTATTTTGTTTGCTACTTGCCAGCTTGTTTTGATAACAATATCGTCCGAGCCGAGCCAAAATTCACCTGAATTTTCGTTCAAGGCTTTTTCGATAGCTTTTATTAATTCTTGGCCTGTTGGTTCTGTTCCTGCTTTGTCGATTTGTTTTTTGTAACCGCTACCAGCAGATGCTTGCACGAAAAATCCGTTGTTTCCTTTGATATAATCGTTAGTGCTTGTTGTATCGCCGAAATAACCTACACGCCATTGCGTTGCCTGAACTCTATCTTCGACTTGTTTGATTAAATACGACAAAAACGCCTGTGCGTCAGGAGTATTTGTCGGATCGTCCAAACGCTGGCGATACATATTCCAAAATAGAAGAAAATTCTCGTCGAATTGTCTCATACAAATCGGTATGCGTTCGGCGTACTCGGCTAAATCCCATTTTTTGGAGGAGAATTTTATGTTTAAACTTCCTTCGGGAAAATCACAACTTGTCTGGTCTCTTTCTTTCATAGAGAGAAAAGGGTCGTTGTTTAGGACAATCGGGATAACGTTGCCGTGTCTTACGTTTACGTCTATGTTGTGAGCTTTGGCGAAGTTGTTCAAGGCAAAAGTTTCCTGAAAAATAGCCTCACTTAGCGTTACTTTATCTGCTGATACAAGGTCTTTTACAAGTCCGATTACTTTAGTTGAAAAGTCTGTTGATACTGCCATTTTATTTTCTGTTTAATTTGTTTTTGTTAATTTGTTGTACGGCAAAGGCAACGCTTGATTTTTGTGATATTTCTTGCGTTGGTCTGTTTTTGCGTGAGCTGGCGGATTTAGAAACCGATATACTTAGGTTTTTCTGCATATTAGTGATTTTCAGAGTTGCTTTGTTTAGCAACTCTTCGAGTTCTTCTTTTTCCTCTTCCAAAACTTTCACCTCTTCTTCTAAGGTTTTCACTTCTTCTTCTAAGTTTTGATTTTCTTTTTCCAGTTCTTGTACTTTTTCCTCTAAAACTTCGACTTCATCGGTCGGTTGGTCAGAGTTTTGCACTTCTATGATTTCGGTGAGTTCTCCGTTATCGAACACGTAAGTTTCGCCTGTTGCGATGATTACTTGTCCGTCGGCTGGTTGTCCGTTAAGAGTTGCTTTATCGCCGATTTGTATAGTATCTTCGTCTTGGAGTTCGTAAAAATTGAGTTCGTTATTTTCGGCATCAAAAACGATTTTGTTTTTAAAACCGAATAGGGTTTTAAAGGCTTGAATTTTTGCCAAAAAACCGCTTCTTCTGTTTGTTTTGTTTTTCCTATTCATTTCTGTTTTTAGTTTATTTATAATTTGTTGTTTAGCTTTTGGTCTTATGGTTTGTTCGATTTGAGTAGCAAAACGGAATTCTACTGCTTCCTGAGGCGAAATAGCCGTTTCGTTTTCCATAAGTTCTCTTGCCTGTTGATAGCTTAAATTGGTGTGTTTTTGGTAGTGTTTAGCTATTTTGTCGTTGCATTTTTCAAGGTCGTCGGCTACACGCATAACTTTTTTTGAATCGCCCATAGTGTAGCACCAGGCGTTATGCACGAAAGGTTCGGTGTATTCGGTAACAATTCTTGTGTCGCCAGCCAGGAAAATAATCGTAGCAATAGAGGCACATCTTCCCTCGGCTAAAGTTGTAATTTTAGCGTTGTTTTCTTGAGCGTAACGGCGTAATTCCGAGTACATAGCAAAGCCTTCGTCCACGTCTCCGCCAACGGAATTTATGCGAATTTTCACGTCTTTTCCGCCTGCTTTTTGTAGTTGATTTTGCAGGAAAGACAAATTGACAAATTCGTCTTTTTGCAGTTCTGCAAAAGGTACTACCTCGCCGTATAGTTTTATTTCGTACACGTTTTTCTTTAATTGAAAGTTGAGAATTGAAAATGTTTTACAGGGCAAAATTAAAGTTGTTAGCGTGTAAATGTTTTGCAGAGTTTTGGGAAATAGAAGAAGAAGTTTTTGGGTTATTAGAGTAAAAAAAACATTAAAAAATTTGGTAGGTAATATAATTTTTACTATTTTTGTATTGTCAATTTAAATAATAAAAAAAATGAAATGTAGTGAGTTTATGAAGTTAGCAAGAAAAAACGGCTGGCAATTTTTAAGGCAGGCCAAAGGAAGCCACGAGGTTTGGACAAACGGAAAAATAAAAGTTACTATTCCAAATCACGGAACAAAAGAGTTAAAGAGAGGAACAGAAATAAAATTACGTAAACAAATGGGATTGTAAAAAATCCATTTTAACAAATAAAAACATAAAAATGAAAACAATAACAATTATTTTGGAAGCAGGCAAAGACGGTTTCGGTGCTTATTCGGATGGAGATGAGGGAATTTACGGAATGGGCGATACTATTGAAGAATGTAAACAATCTATTCAGGATGCAATAGATTCTATAAAAGAATTTTACGAAGAACAAGAAATTCCTGAAGTTTTAAAAGGCGAATACGAACTCGTCTATAAATACGACACGGAAAGTTTATTAAAATATTACAAAGGAATACTTACCAACTCAGCTTTAGAACGTCTAACAAACATCAACCAAAGACAAATTCACCATTATGTAAGCGGAAGAAGTAAACCTCGTAAAGCTCAAAAGCAAAAAATACAAACCGCCTTACACGATTTAGGTAGAGAATTGTTGTCTATACAACTCGTATAAATTTGCTATATTCTTTCTTGTTTAAATTGACATCCTGCTCAACGCAAAAAAATCGAAACCGCCTTACACAAACTCGGACAAGAACTAAGCCAAATCAAACTTATTTGATTTTTTCCAGTTACCAAATTATCTTATATCTCGGTTTTAGTTTGCCGTGTGTTTCAAGGTAGCGAATAGCGTCAATTGTATGGTTAAAATCGTCTATCGGGACGTTGAGTGTGTTTCCGTTGCGGTCGCTCTGCCAATGATATTTACGCAATTCGGCGATTAGGTTTGTGCTTCGGGCTGTTACGTAGAATTTATCGTAGCTCTGAATGGTTTGCAAGCCAAAAAGTATGCTGTCCGTTCCTTTTTTTGCAGGGACAATTCTAAGTCCGTGTTGGCTTAGTTCGGTGATTGATTTCGGCTCGGCTGAATCGCCGATAACAAACCTTTTTTTGTCTGAAAGTCGCTTGGCGATTTGCGAGTTAGTTAGTTCTTTTTGGTATAAAACCTCATCGTAAATCGGTGTTTTGTCGAGTTCGTATTTGTCAATTACGGCGGTCGGATCGTTAGTGAAACCGAAGTCTAAACCTGTACAAACATATTTCGCCTCTGGCGGAATTTGTTCGATTATTTGCCAATTGTTGAATATTACTCCTTCAAGGCTTCCGATTTGTCCAAGTCCGTAAACACGCCACCAATTTGCCCAGTAGGAATTTTTTACGTTCTGATTTAGGAATAATTTTTCATCGGAAATGGAAATATCAAAAAACGCTTTTTGTTTTTTTATAAGTAGATTTTCTAAAGTTTCTTCGGGCAAAGCTTCGTTGTCGGCGTAAGTTAGGAGTAAAAACTCGGCGTTTGGTTGTGGTAATATTTCGGTGTGAACCCAAAATTCATTGTCGGGATTATAGTCGATATAAGTTTCTATCGAGCGTATCATTAAGGCATCGGCGATAGCAAAATCTATGTGGTTGGCTTCGTTTAAAAAAAGTATATCACGCTTTCCGCTGGCTTTAGCTTTTCCAAGGCTGTCGAACGATTTGAATTGTATTCGGCTTTTTGTTTTTCCGAAAGTATAGATTAGGCTACTTGCGTTCCAGTGTTGTTCGCACCAGCGAGCTGTTTCCTGCATAATAGTTTTGAAAATATCCATTGCACCTTCTTTCACGGCCGGCAAAGTTTCGGCAACGATAGTAATTTTAAGGAAATTTTCTTTGCAGGCTCGGTCGATTAAAATCGGTATTATAGCGTAGGTTTTTCCTGAGGACGTTCCACCTTGTATTACTTTTATGCGTTTTTGTAAACGTTTTATTTTGTTGATAGCTGTGGTTCGGGTAAACATTTTTATTTAATTTTCAATTATTCTAATTATTTCTAACTTCACTTTTTCGAGCAGTTTTTGTTTGATTTTATGGTTAATAAAGTCTATTGTTTCTTTGCTTTGCAGTACTTCTAATAGTTCTGTTCCGTCAGGGAAATAACTGGTTCCGCTCTGGGCGATTTTTGTTCTTACGGCGTAAGCGGTGCTTATAGCTTCTTTTCCTGAGTAACCGAATTTATAACCTACCCAGCGAATAATCGGAGCTATCGGCGGTGGTTTGCCAGGTTTTCGTCCGTTAACTAAATAACGAGTATAATCCAAACCTAAAATTTCGGCTTTGTGTTTGTCTATCACACGCACTTGTAATGAGTTTAGCCAGTCGCCTGAGGCGTTCATACCTAAATCTATAAATTTCGGCTTTAAAAATTTTTCTAAAACCTCGTTTAAGGTTTCTTGTATAAGTTCGGGCGTTAGCATAGTTTTGTTTCAAGTTTTTTTTGTTTCAGGTTTTTTTGTTTCAGGTTTCAAGTTTCAGGTTTCAAGTTTCAAGTTTCAGGTTTCAAGTTTCAGGTTTCAAGTTTCAGGTTTCAAGTTTACTCACGTTGTTTTTATTTTTTTTATCGGAGTTGGTGAATGCTTCTTAATTACTCACTTTGTTTCTATTTGTTTTTATCGGAGTTCGTGATTACTTAACTAAGTGTTTATCTTCAGTTGTGTTGCGTGAACGCTAAAGCGTTTGCTTCGCATTTAGCTCAACTAAGCGTTCATTTTCAGTTGTGTTTCGTGGTTGCGCTGGGCAACTCTTAATTCTTAATTTAAGCGAAGCGAACCGCTTCCACTTTTGATAATTCGCCGTTTTGGTATTCTACTTTGTTTATTATGTAATAGCTTGCCTCTTGCTGGATATAAATCGGTTTAGTAAAGTCTAAATTCACTATATCGGCGACCGACAAAGCTAAAGTGAGCGTATGAACCTTGCAGTTGTTCAGGATTTTTTGGTAATCTTTGTAATAAATCGGAACTAAATCTTTAAAGCAAGTATTTTCGTATTTAGCAACATCGACCGAGTTACTTGAGTGTAAACCTACAGCTTGTTGTGGATTGTCTTTTTTATAAAACCGAACAATAGGTTGCTCGCTTGCTTTTCCTTTTTGAGTTTGCAAAATATAAAAACGTCCGTCGAGTGATTTGTAATTTATTTTTATCTGGTCGTTGTTTGTTTGTATTTCTTTTTCCCAAATCGGATAAACCAAGCACCAAAGTCCGACTATTTGGCTTGCTTGTTTGCCTGGCTCATAAAACGGCGATTTGAAGAGCGTTTTTTCGGCAGGTAGGTTTTGGTTGTCTATATAAATTGTGCCTTGGTGTTCGGGCTGTTCTTGAGTTGTTTTTTGTAGGAAATAATTACGCTTGGCGTACGAACCATAAAGGTAAGTTTCTTTGTCTCTGCTAACGAATTTGTCCGACCAGTCTATAGCGTTTTGTCGGTTTATACGCTGGGATAAATAGTGAAACTGCACACGTTTTTTTTGGTTATCGAATATCGGCGTTAGAGCAAAACGACGTAGGAAATCGTTAAAAAAATCGGTTATTTTTATGTTTTTAAACTCATTAGAAAACGAAACTTCAGCAGATCTGTTTTTGTAAAAAGTTACTTGCAAATCATCTAAATATATGTAGTCTAATTTCCCAGATGAGTCGCTCCAAAAATCAGTATAAGGAGAAGCCTGAAAAAAGAATTCTATAACTTTATTGTTGGGCAAAAAACCTTGATATGTTTTATTTCCCATTATTTGACGTGCTAATAATGGATTGTCTGGACTGAAATTTTGTCGTACATAAAAACTTTTTTTTTGTCCGTTTTTGTATTGTGCATATCCTTTTGCATAAATTATAATTTTGTAGGTGTTGGTTTCTATGATAGTTATTTTTCCGTTTTGTTGCATTAGGTACTTCACGCCGTTTATAGACGGAATATATGAGATCGCATTCCAATTCTTAAGTTTAAAATCTTCGCCGTAATTAAAAGTTTGGCGCAGTGCTCTAAAATTTCCTACTTGCTGGAAATCGTTCGGGTTTTCTTCTATTTCTTTTGGGTAAGTTATCCAGCTATTTTTGTAGTTGTTGTCTGTGAGAAATGAACCGAAAAATTGCCAGCCGAGATGTTTAGCTATTTGTTCGACCACGTATTTATATCGAGCCGATGGCACGAGGTATTCTATAAAAAAATCGTTTTGGTTTATTCTTTCTCCGCCGTAATCGGCTAAAATGTATCTGTAAAAATCATTGCTGAACGAACCTACAATATTACTTGGCGTTTTGGCATGGTCGAGCTTAGACAAATCAATATCTCCGAGAGTAAGGTTTTCGATTTGTTTAAAAAAATCAATAGCACCGTCGATGATGTTTATTTTGTAGTTTTCGGCGGTTTCTTTTACATCGAGCCAGCCGTTTTTGATTAGTTCCACGCCGTTTTCTTTGAGCGTTGCTGGAGTTTTTTGGTAGGGAATTTGAGAGGTCGAGCCGACAAGTCCTAATCCTTGCAAAACATTAGTATTGTGTGGTGTTTTGGCTACCGAAAACGAATTTGTATAAGAAGCGTTTACTTTGGCGATGTTGAAAATATCGCTTATTTGCTTAGTGTATTTTATTTTGGTTTTGCCGTCGAGTTCTAAGGCTTGTCCGTTTACGATTAGTTCTATAGCCATGATAACTGCGGATTATAATTTGTCGGTTGTATAAAATTCAAATTCACCTCTTGAAAATTCTTATCTGAGCATAGTTCAAAAGAATTATTGTCGTTTACTATTGCTTGCCATTTCCAGCGTTGAGTTGTATCGTAATAGTAAATTTCGGGCGAAAAAATCAACTCCTGAATTATGTTAAAATATCTTTTTGGAACTTTAGAAAACAGCGAAAGTTTGGTTTCTATTTGGTTTCCGAAGTCTATAAAATCGGTGTTGTGGTTGTTATAAAAGCCTGTGTTTGTGGTTTTTATTTTTTTAGTCTGACTATCAAAAAGCCAGTACGAATAACCGCCAAGAGCGTTTAGGAACTTTACATAACACGGATTGCAAGTGTTGTTAGGCATAAGTTCTTTTAGGTTTTGAGAAACGCTTTCTATTTTGGTAAAATAGATATTATAGCTTTCGCTGATAAAATAATCCTCGCATGGAAAACCCTCCCAATACGGAATTGTTGTGTTGTTTCTAAGTTTTTTGTCCATCGAAATCCTTACATCATAAGCGTTATAAAGCGTACCAGCACGGAAAAAATGCTTATAGTTTATGTTTATAGTTTTTATAGGTAAATCCCCACTCAAGTATTTTTTTATCTGAAAGTTAAACACTTCACGAGCCGAGTTTTCGATGTAGTTCTCTGCGATTTGCTGGTCGGTGTATTTGTGTTTTGGTTTTTTGAACATTGCCTTAATCATCGGAGCGAGATTAGTTCGTGCAAATCCGTTAATTGCCGAAAGCGAGAACTCTTGCGATTGTTGAGTTTGGGCGTTAGTTATTTTTATAGAGTATCTATCGGCGAGTTGGTTTTGCGAGTAAATAGCCAGCTGAATGTTGTTGTTTATGCAGAAGCCCTCGCCTGAAAGTCCGTATATAGTCATGTTAATTAAGAGTTAAGAGTTAAGAATTAAGAATTAAGAGTGTTTTTTTTAACCTGAAACCTGAAACCTGAAACCTGAAACTTGAAACTTGAAACCTGAAACCTGAAACCTGAAACTTGAAACTTGAAACCTGAAACCTGAAACCTGAAACCTGAAACTTGAAACAAAAAAAACTTGAAACCAAAAAGACATTTTCAATTTTCAATTCTCAAAAAATCTATATTAAAATCATCGTTAAATCTTACTCTTCCGTCAATTGGTGCAGGGTCAATTGGTGTGGGAAAGTCGTCTAAACTAATAGGCTGAAAAATACTTTTTATGTACGGATTATTTTCCAAAATATACGGCATAGTGTATTCTTGGGAAACGCTCTCTAAACTCAAAATTCCACCGCCGTTGTTGTTTGCAGGATTATAATCATAGTCGGCCAGTTGTAATCCGTTGTGAAAACCATATACTTCTATTGTTTGGTCTTGGTACATCAAACAGGCGAAATATTGCGCTTGAGCTAAAGAGTTCAACATTGTTTTTGTACTTTCTGAAACATTAAAAGTAGCTATTTGCACTTTGTGTTTGTATTGTGTTAGGTCGTTTTTTTCTGATTTTTGATAACTTCCAAAAACAACATTTGCGTTGTCGTTATAGTCTATCGAAACCACATTTGCGTTGTTCTTTAGGTTAAAAGAAAGTTTATAGTTTTGATTAGAAATCATTGCGTTGTATTTCAACACGTGAGAAATCCTAACCAAAACCGCCTTTTGCACGTATTTTCGATTTGGCGTTAAGCAAGTGTAATCACGTCCGTTTAAAAGTTCTATACAGCTCATTTTTATTTAATTTTGTTTCAAGTTTCAGGTTTCAAGTTTTTTTTGTTTCAAGTTTTTTTTGTTTCAGGTTTCAAGTTTCAAGTTTTTTTTTGTTTCAAGTTTCAGGTTTCAGGTTTTAGGTTTCAATTGTTTTATTTACTACAAATCCTTTTATTCCGTAGCCTTTAGTGTTCGTTTTTTCGTTTTTTTCGGTGCATTTACATTTTTGGCATAAATAATTATCTATTTGAAAAGCATCTGTGTTTCGACAAACAAAATCGAGTGTTTGCACCGCTAAAACAAAACCCATATTTCGGTATTTGTCGGCGAATAATTCTAATTCTTTCAGTGGTTTTGGCAAAGTGAAATCTCCCGATTTTGCAACGTTTCCGCTTGGTGTATCGTTGAACGAGTTCAAGATAGAATATCGAGCGTAAGCATAATAGGCCAGTATTTTCCGAACGCCTAAGTGTTGTTTTTCTTTATCGTTGCAACCGATATACGTTCCGCCTTTGATTAGGTTTATTTTCAGGTCGTAATCGTTGATTTGGCTTTTTGGTTTGGTTCTAATTTCGGTGTCTATGTTTTTTATATCGTTAGCAAAACCGCCGAACAAATCGGCTAAATCGAACAGGACAGCCTCGTTAATAGCAATATCTAATTTAGATAAATTCGGATGAATAGCAACCTGGCCTATACCTTGAAAATCGTTTTGTGTTATCATTTTTTTTCAGTCTCGAATAACACAAAGATAAGTAGCTGGTGGCAAAGGTCGTTTGTCTAAATTTTGGTAAGTAAAAAACTTCCAAAGGAGTTTTTGTTTGTTAAAGTGTGTTAAAACTTATAAAAAGTTTGTTTGTGTCAAACTTTTGTTTTATCTTTGCGGTGTATTTAATAATTAAAGTTCTTAGAAATGCAAAAATTAGTAGAGAGAGTTTGGGAATACTCACTGAAAAATCCTGTAGGTTTCACTTTAAACCTTGAAACCTTTAGTAAGGTAGAAGTTGGATTTGCTGTTGCTTTTAAAGAAACACAAAACAGCTTCGGAGCGAAAGATTTGGAAAAAGTAATTGACCACGCCTTAGCAAACGATAAAACAATCGGCGGTTGGCTGGATGGAGAAAGCGGACTTTTTTACTTTGATAGTGTAAAAATCTTTGCTGATACCGAGCTTGATAAAGCAATAGAGTTCGCAAAAGAAAATGAGCAAATAGCGTTATTCGACTTGTTGCTTAATGAAGAGTTCAGAATTGAAGAGGGTTTTTAAAAACTCTCTTTAACCTTTAAAAATTTAAAACAATGGAAGCAATAGCAGAAATTTTAGAGCCACAACAATACGTGGAACAACCAGAACAATTAGAGCTTGACCACAGGCAAAAATTATCAATTATCAATTACAGACGTTTCGGCGGAATTGATATTGAGGTGTTGGATAACAACATCGTAAAGATTAGTCAAAACAGACTAACCAACGGAATTTTATTAAACCAAAAAGAACTATTAGATAGAGCAAGAAAAATATTTCCAGACAAAAAAATTAAAATCATTCCTGTTGTTTATAATTTACAATTAAACGAAATTACCGAAGAATGGATTTTTGCAAAAATGGACGAGTTTGGTATAAAACGCAAAGACTTAATAAAACAACTTGGCATGGATAAATCGTATTTAAGTTTACTATTTGCGGACAAATCTAATCCGAGAAAAATCAATCTTACACGTTCTACTAAAGCGATTTTTTACTATTATTTTCAAACATATCAATTAGGTCGTAAATTTCGTGAATATGTAAAACATATTAGAGCTACATCGGTTTAACCATCACTTCCATATCTTTCACCGCACGCTGTACGGTGTTTTCTGAAACGTGCATATCATCGGCTGTTAGCGAGTAAGCGATCATTTTTGGCTGGTCTTGGTACTGCTGAAAATGTTTGTAAATTTTGTATTGCAAGGCAACAGAAGTCGGGATTTTGCCGAGCTTTAATAACGTCTGAAAAACACTATAATTCTTACTGATAAAATCAAATGTGGTTAAGTTATTAGTTTCAGGTTTTCTTTGAGTTGTTAATAGTTCCATTTCGGGCAAGTTTCTATGTTTTGTCGGGTTTTGTAAGGCAAAGAACAACCGCAAGAACGACAATATTTTTGCGAAAGTTCGGGAATATTTTTGTCTTTTATACGCAAGAAAACTATCGGCTCAAGCTCAAAATACTCGCATTTTTCACATATTTCCGAGCGTTTTTTAGCTACGTTTTCCGTCTGCAAAGTAGGATTTTCTAAGGCGTACTTTCCTTGCTCAACCGCCGAGAGTCCGCTTTTGGAAATGGTTTTTATCTTTTCGGTAATAGACTTAAACATTTTATTTAATTGAAAATAATTGTCAAAGTTAGTAAATAATCTTCAATGATTGGAAGTTTTTTTAGTTTCGGGTTTCAAGTTTCAGGTTTCAAGTTTCAGGTTTCAAGTTTCAGGTTTCAGGTTTCAAGTTTCAGGTTTCAAGTTTCAGGTTTCAGGTTTTTTTAGTTTCAGGTTTCAGGTTTCAGGTTTTTTTAGTTTCAGGTTACAAGTTAAACCTGAAACAAAGAAACCTTAACAGAACCGATTTTTTTGCTAATATCTTGCAGGGCAAAATCTAAGGTTTTAAGCTCTTCGGGAGTGAATTTGGCTGGTTTGCTGTTTACGATGTTGCCGTTGAGACGTTGGTAGAACCAATGTCTTGACTTATTAAAATAATAACGTGAAATATAAGATATAGAAACCACGTCTTTTATTTCGTTTAGTTTGATTTTTAGAGACATATCTTTATTGAAATTATTCAAATTAGAAGTTAGTTCGTTAAGTCCTGAACGTATAAAATCATCAATAATTTTAAGCTCCGAAGCACTTGTGTGATTAGTTTTTATTTCCTTTAATCTATTCTCAAACTCTTTGTTGTCTGTTCCTATAAAACGTTTTAATTCGGTAAGTTTTTTTTGTAAATTCATCGTAAGTGGTTTTTTATTTTGTGTGTTTAATTTTTTCTCTTAATTCTTTTTCTAATTTATTTAAAACAAGCAATTCATACAGCATTTGGTTAATTTCTTTTTCGTAATTCAAGCCTGTAATATCCATCATAATTCTATATTGACTTAAAGCGTGCTTTACTTGTGCTTTCTTGATTATTATGTTTTTGAGTAACTCTTTCACCTGTTTTGTTTTACAATGCAAATATAATACACTTTTGGTTATTGCACAAATTCTAAGCAATATTTCTTACTTTTGTGTATGAAAAAAAACCTCGAAATACAATTATCTACATTTTCTGAAACAGAACTACAATTATTGCTAAAAACCTCCAAATGCTCTAACCAGCTTTTCGGCAAGACTATTAAAGACTTGATTTTTTTTCCGTACGAACTCGTAAAAATAGAATTACCCGAATTATTTAAAAACAACGACTTTAGCAAAATCATACTTTTGTTTTTTAAAGATAAAACCCAAAGCGAAATAAATAACCTAAAAACATCCGAATTGTTTAGTTTTATAGTCTGGCTAATCGATCAGCTCGAGGCTATTTACAAGCTCGAAAACGACTATCTAACACAAACGCCCGATATGGATTTGATAAAGGCTGGCGTTTCTGAACTCGACCAATTCGGCGAGCTAAACATTATCGACAACCTGGCTGGCGGTGATATTCTAAAATGGAAAAAAATTAAAAAATTGCCTTATCATATAATTTTTGACAAACTACACAAAAACGTTGTAGAAGCGAAAATTCAAAAGGCTTACAATAGGATTTGCCAGGCAAATCAATTAAGAATTAAAAATTAAGAATTAAGAATTAAGAATTGAAACTTGAAACCCGAAACTTGAAACCTGAAACTTGAAACTTGAAACCTGAAACTTGAAACCAAAAAAACTTGAAACTTGGAACTTGAAACTTGAAACCAAAAAAACTTGAAACTTGAAACCAAAAAAACTTGAAACCTGAAACCTGAAACAAATAAAAATGATACACTTTTTTGAACAGCAAATAACCAAATACAACACCGAGAAAAAATGCGGTTTCTCTTGGACGTTTTCCGCTCCGCTTACCCAAGAAGCCTTGTATTTGCAACAAATTCGCCAAAGCGAAAAAACACACTTACAGGCGATGTTCCTACAAGACAAACAACCAGCCTTTTCGGTGCAAAATATTTACGACCCGAAAACAGGACTTTTGATAAACAGGTTTTATATCGAAAATTTTAGTCTTTTTATTTTGCTTCCCGACCAGCTCGGCGTGAACAATTACAACGAAATCACAGGACACAATATTTCCGATAGTCGCTCGGCGGAACTGATAAAAATAAAAAAATGTATAGCCGATTTGCAACTCGATTTTTGCGGTTTTATCGGCTCGGATTTGCAACTTATAAAATGGGAAGCGCACCAAAAAATAAATTTTACACCAAATAACTATCTCGGTTATCAAATAAACGCAACAGTAAAAAAACTTGAAACTTGAAACTTGAAACCTGAAACCTGAAACTTGAAACCTGAAACCTGAAACTTGAAACCTGAAACCTGAAACAAAAAAAACTTGAAACCTGAAACCTGAAACAAAAAAAACTTGAAACCTGAAACCTGAAACAAAAAAAACTTGAAACCTGAAACTTGAAACTAAAAAAACCTGAAACCTGAAACCTGAAACAAAATTAAATAAACTATGTCCGAAATAATCACCTTAGCATCTTTCGACTTTGACGATAAAAAACTACTTGCCTCGCTCGAAGAATTGCAAGCAGAAATGCATAAGCTAAACCAAAAACAGAAAGAACTCGCCACGCAAAGCAAAAAAAACGAACTCGAAACCAAAAGCCTTACTATCGCTCAAGGCGAACTAGTCAAAGCCGGAAAACAAAACAGCCAAGAATTCCTAAACAACAAAAAACGTTTGGAGGAACTTAACAACTCAAGCCTCGAACTCTTTAAACAACAAAAAAACCTACAAATCCAACAAACACAAACCAACCAGCAATATAAAATCGCCACAGATATATATCGTGCCACAACCCAAGCAACCGACCAGGCAACTACGCAAACCGACAAACTCCAACAAGCAAAAACTCGTGAAATACAAACTATCGCACAGGCTCGTGCAAATAATTCCGAATTGCTAAAAATCCGCAATAACCTCAATTTAGCCGAAGAAGGAGCAAGCGAAATTCTACAAGAATTAAACAAAAAAATAAACGAAAACAACGATTTTATCAAACAAAACGCCTCGGCTTACGAACAGCAAAAAATCAATATCGGAAACTATAAAAACGACATCAAAGAAGCCTTGTCGGAGCTAAATATTTTCAACGGCGGACTTGTCGGATTTTCACAACGTGCAACCCAGGCTGGTGGCGTAACTAATTTATTATCAGGCTCGATAAAGAAAGTTACAAGCTCGATTTTCGGTATGATAAAAGCAAGTTTAACGTTCTTAGCAACGCCAATCGGTGCTGTTATCGGTGCTATCGGACTTGCCTTAGGTTTGGTAATAAATTATTTGCGAAACACTCAAAGCGGAATAGATTTGCTCACAAAAGTTACTCGTCCGCTATCGGCGATTTTTTCCGCCTTTGGCGAAGCTATTAAATTTGTCGGGAAAAATTTGCTAAACATCGGCGACTTTATCAAAGACAAAGTTATACGACAATTTTCCGCCTTAGGAAAGATAATTGAAGGACTTTTTACGTTTAATTTTACAAAAATCAAAGACGGAGCAACCGAGTTTGCCGATGTTTATATAGATAGTTTCAACGAGATAACTTCCGCCGTAGGCGAATTTTCCACAGAAATGAAACAAGCATACCACCGAAGCGTAGAAATGCAGAAAATTACCGATGATTTAGCTAAATCCGAAGCCGACTACATCAACCAACAATCCGAGCTAAACGCTCAATTGAGAGCACTAACCAGACAAGGAAACGACCTAAATTTATCTTACGCCGAGCGCGAAAAAGCATTACAAAAAGCAGTCGAAACAACACAAAAACTTAACCAAATCGAACAAGAACGCATTGACCAACAACGCCGTTTAATAGAACTTGAACTACAAGCAAGCGATATTACACACCAAAAACGTGCAGAACTTGCCAAACAACTCGACCAATTAACCACAAAACAAGAGCAAATATTTGACAAGGAATTGCAGGCAAACAACAAAATCATAGACTTACGCAAAAAACAAGCCGAAGAGCAAACCAAACAAGCTCAAGAGTTAGCACAAAAACAACAAAAAATACTCGAAGAAAGTTTAGCCAAACAGAAACTTTTACTCGATATTTTCGTAGCCGAACAAACAGAAACACACAAAAAAACATTACAGCAACAATTAGATTTAGACCGACAAATCGCCGACAAATCCAAACAAATACTCCTGCAAGAACTTCAGGCAAAAAAAATAACCAAAGAACAATATGCTTTGGAAATTCTGAAAATCGACCAAAAACTCGCTCAAGCTCAAGCCGAAATAATTACCGAAAACGCTCGCCACGAACTCGATTTGTTTATCGAACAAAATCAATCAAAAATCAAACAAAATCAGCTTTTAACAAGCGAATTACTATCGCAAGAATTACAACGTGAGCAAGCTATCGCCGACCAAAAATCCGCACTGGCTAAAACTCAATTTGAACAAGGACTAATAAACGAAACCGAATACCAAAACGAAATTCACAACATCAAAAAAGATTTTCTGGACAAAGAAAAAACACTAAACCAACAACATCAAAAAGATACACTCGCTCAGCAAAAACTCGCCCAGACCTTAGAACACCAAAGCCGACTTTTGGGCTTAGAAACTAATCAATGGACGGAATTTGAACGCCGAGCGATAGTATTAGACCAGCAAAGAGAAATAGAAACCCAAAAACTCGAAGAGCAACTTGCAAACGGCTTAATTTCGCAAGAAAATTACCAAAAAGCACTTGAGAATTTAGAAAAAGAACACGCTCAAAAATCAAGCGATATAGAATACGAAAAACAAAGTTATAAAAACCAAATCGCCATCCAAACGCTCGGCAATTTATCCAAACTTGCAGGCGAAAATTCAAAAGCAGGCAAAGCTTTCGCCGTAGCTCAAACAACTATAGACACGTATCAATCGGCGATTTCCGCTTACAAATCTTTATCTGGAATTCCCGTTGTCGGTCCAGCACTCGGTGCTATTGCTTCGGCAGCAGCGATAAAGACAGGTTTCGAGACGATAAAGAAAATTCAAGGTACAAAAGATCCGAAAACGCCAAGCGTTCAAACCCAACAAATAGAACAAATTCAGGCATTCGCCACAGGCGGAATAGTGCAATCGGGCGTTCCTATTTCACGTGCTAACGGCGACAACGTTTTGATAACAGCCAAAAAAGGCGAAGTGATTTTAAACGAAAAACAACGCAACTTTATCGGAGCAAATTTGTTGCAACTGGCTGGCGTTCCTGGTTTCGCCAGTGGCGGAATAATCGGCGTTCCTGCAAGCCAAAATCCGATTATTCAACAGCAAGTTTCACAAACAATAGATATAGAAACTATCGCTAACGCCGTCCAAAAAGGAGCAGAACAAGGAAGCCGACAAGGAAGTGCAGAAGGCTCGCAAAACGGAATTTCCGAACTATCCAACAACAGAGAAATACAACAACAAGCTGTGTTTTAATTCAATTGAGATATTAGATATTAGTTAATCTGCCCTATTTTTTGAATACTATCTATGTAATTTCTAAAATCCTGGCTTAATCTATAGCTCAAAAAATAATAAAAAAACGTTGCTTTCATTGAACGAGAAAGATTTATACTTCTCTTGTTTGGTTTATCCGATAATAGTAAACTTAAATAAGCCTTATCAATTCCGAGCTGTTTAATCAAGTCGTTGCGTTTTATACCAAGTTCGTCCATTTGAGATACGATCCATTCTTTTGTAATTTCACTCGGACGTAAACAATGAACAACGGCAATAATTTTATATTTTTTATCGGGAAATATTTTTCTTGCTCGCTCGTATAATTCTTTTTGATTTAACAAAATACGATTTTTAAACCGAGCGTGCGTAATTTTTATAAAATTATCCTCCAAAACTTCAATATCAATTCCCATACGTCTGTAATTGATAATTGACAACTCTTGTCTGTCCGTAACTTCTGTTTGTTGTTTTTTTAGTTCTACTTGTTGCGGTTCTAAAATTTCTGCTACTGCTTCCATTGTTTTTTGTATTTTAAAGGTTAAAGAGGGTTTTTAAAAACCCTCCGTTTCTATTTCTATGCCTTTTGAAAGGTTATAAAAAGCTATTTGTTCGTTTACTTTTGCAAAAGCTATTGCTTTGTTTTGTTCATAATCCGCAAAAAGTTTCACACTATCAAAGTAAAAACGCCCGTTTCTAAAGTTAAACCAACCGCCAACGGCTTTATCGTTTGCTAAAGCGTGGTTATTAACCTGACGGCATTATTTTTATAATTAATGAGTTTCTAAAAATTCCTTTTTTTCTTCTTGTTCTTTTGTACTCACGTTGTTTTTGTTTTCTCTTAGCGGAGTTCGTGAACGCTAAAGCGTTTCATGATACAAAAGAACCAAAAAATCAAGGGCGGA